GGGGCGCCTCTGGCGGTGCCTGTGCCGTGTCGGCGAGGCCTGCGGTCCTCAGCGGCTCGGCATTGATCGGCGTTGTTTCGTTCGCGCCGCGGCGTGGATCGATCAACGGCTCGGTGACGCTGAGGCTCTGCCGAGGAATGAGCGGCCGGGTGCTCTCGGCAAGCTGGTCCGTGCTGCCTCGATCGCTCACAACCGACTCGTCGCCACCGTCTGTCTCAGCGCTGACGGCTGCGGACGGAGCGACAGATGCCGTGGTGTCGGCCTGCCCGGACGTGTCGGCGATCGGCGTCTCCCGAGGAGTCTGCGCCGCGGAACCAGATACGGGTCTCGCGTCAACGTTCTCGCTAGCGGCTAGCGTGTTCTGGGGGGTGACGGCAGGGAGGACCGAACCTGTCGCAATGAGCTCATCCAGCACAGAATCGCCTTGATTTCGTGAGAGATTCTGTGTCTCCTCAGGTGGCGTGTCGGGGAAGGAACGATCTTCGGGGGTGGTCGCGGCCGCAGGCGTGGCTGTCGCTGGAGTGCTAGGTAGCCGACGCTGCGTGAGGTCCCTGGAGACGCTGTCCCCGGTGGCGGGGCCGTCGGTCGGCGCCGTCTGGGATGTCGTGGCCCAGCGCAGTTCAGGCAGGGAGCCATCGACGGCCTCGGCTGCAGTCGGCGCCGCCGCGACAATGCCCCCCACGATGCCGCCCATTACCTCGGGTCGTACGTCGTGCGCCAACGGCGCGATCGCGGGCGGAACATGCCAGCGGGTCGGCAGGTCGCGGACGAAGTCCAATGGTGCCGCCGATGTTTCACCCGACAGTGTTTCAGTGACTACCGGGCGCAGTGGCGCAAGCTGCTGCCACGCAGGAACGGGACCCGCAGAATTCGGCTCGGTGGCTATCGAGTCAGCGGAAGAGTCAGCAGAGGAGTCAGCGGAATTGGCGTCGGCGAGCATGGCATCGGCCCCGGCTTGTGCCGCCGAGCCTCGTCGCCACCACCGTGCCATCGCTGCTGATCACCAATTTTCTACTGGGTATTCGTTGTATTCGTTCGTTCTGGACTGTCTGTTGAATCGTCAGTCAAGAGCCTGGCTAAGGGAAAGCTGGTGCTTGCCAGACGTAGTTCTCGCTCCTGTCCTCGGATTCCGCCTCTGCCGGTGCCGAGAGCCGCTCGTTGATGCGACCGATCTGCTCCACAAACGCTTGCCGTAGCGGATGCTCGAGATCCAATATTTCGTTCAGGGGCCAGTGAAAGTGATACGCAACGTACGACGCCTCCTCGAGCAGACGTTCGGTGCCGTACGTCAGGATTCCCCCGGGCGCCCCCCGGAGACGTCCACGGCAAATTCATGCGCACATGACGGACAGGTGACGCTGGCCCGCGTATGTCCCTCGGCGTTGATTCGCCGATACAGGTCTTGCAGCATCGCCAGGTCCGCCGCGAACATGCCCTCGATCACGCCAGGGTTGATCGAGGGCAACGTTCCCAACGACGTGATGACACGCGACAGCAGGATCACCGTCAGATATGCCTCGTTGTCCTGGACCCGCGGATCGCGCAAAGGCATGATCTCGTCGCGCGCTGTCGCTAACCGCATCGTGCCTTCGCGATGGAACGTGCCCTCAGAGTCTTGATAACCCACCGGCAAAACAAAGGAAAACTCGGTCCGGATCGGTGCCGGGGGAGCGGCAGCCGTCATCAGGCCACCTCAAGCCGTTCGATCGCGATCGTCACCGATTCCAGCAGCACCGTGTCCGCGCCGGCGCTGAGCTTGCCGATCTCAACACGCATCGGCCAACCCCCGAAGAAGTTGAAGCGCGACACCTCGCCACGGGAGTAGTCGTAAAGGATGATCGCGCCGTCTTTACGGGCCTGGTCGACCTTGCCCTCCTGCACAGTCTTGATCCAGGACCAGAAGGCCGGGTCAGCGACCTTGCCGCGGGAGAGGTGGATGTCGTCGTACTTCACCGAACCGGGCATCTTCTGCAAGACCGGCAGACCCTTCGGCTGGTTCGACCTGTTCTCGATGACGGCGACTGAGATGCCCAGTCCCGAAACCTCTTTGAACTGTGCAATCGTGACTCCGGTGATTTCGACACCGAAGCTATAACTGGCAAGTGGATCGATGAGCGCCATGCCTGCCTATCTCCTTATCCGATAAAGCATTTCTGATGAGAGGGTCTGCCGTGCGGCCGACGGGCCGCCGGGGCAGGTTATTCGCTGATGGCGCTGACGCCGGTCGGCAACTGTGCCAGACGGAACACCACGAACTCCGCTGGCTTGACGACGGCCATGCCGATTTCGCAGGTGAGCTGACCAGCTTCGATCAGTTCGCTCGGGTTGATCTCGTCGTCACACTTGACGTAGAAAGCCTGATCGACGGTCGCGCCGAACAAACCGCCATCAAGCCAGACCCGGAACAAGAACGAACGGATCGTGCGAATCAACCGCTCCCACAAGTCTTGGTCGTTCGGCTCGAAGACCACCCACTGGGTGCCGTTCTTCAGCGAGGACTCGACGTAGTTGTAGAGACGACGGACGTTGATGTAACGCCATGACGGATCCGAGGAGAGCGTACGGGCACCCCAGACACGCACACCGCGACCAGGGAAGGCGCGGATCGCGTTGACACCAACCGGGTTGAGTAGGTCCGCCTCGCCACGGGTGATCGCGCTACCGAGACCGATGGCGCCACGGACAACCTCGTTCGCGGGTGCCTTGTGCACACCGCGGGTGCCGTCGTTGCGCGCCCAAATGCCCGCCATGTAGCCACTCGGTGGCACCAGCTTGGCGACGCCTTCAGCAGCATCGAAGACCTTGATCCACGGGTAGTACAGCGCCGCGTACTTGCTGTCGTAGCCGACGGTGTTGACGCGCCATTCCTGCACCTGCTGAGGGCTCAGATCCGGCGGCGAGTCGAGGATGGCCATGCGGTCGCCCATCAGCTCGCAGTGACTGATCATCGCGTTCTGCACGGCCTGCATGCCGTCGGCGTCGATCGCGCCGGCCTGGTAGGCCGCCATCAGGTCCGGAACGCAGACCATGGTGACGCCTTCGATCGTCTCCAGCCCGCCGAAGCCGGTGCGGTCCGCGACGTTACCGACATAGTCGTCCGGACGCACCACTGCACGCCCGGTCTGCGGACGCGCGAGGCTCAGGCTGCCATTGAGCGGACGACGGTCCGCGACGGTGGCACGCGTCTCCCGCAGACGGATCAGCTGCGAGGTCTGGTTGACCATGGTGACGACGTTGTTGCGTCCCTTCTTCGCCGTCACCGGCTCGAAGACCTCTTCACGGTCACCAGCGCGGACGACGACGCGGAAGCTCTCCTCCGGTGCGCCTTCCGGCGGATCGGTGATTTCGACCGAGATCGGCGGAGCGTCCTCGTTGACGGCGGTGGCGATGTAGGCCGGCTGTCCCTGATCGCCGGCGGCCATGAGCTCCGCTGTCGGTTTTTGCGCTGCCTCCGCGGGCGCGTTGGGCCCGCCGACACGGACGATGTAGGCCTGGCTGCCGCCGTTGAGGAAGAAGCCGTACACCGACTGCCCCATGTACGTGCCCGTCACCGGTTCGCCGAACGTGTTGGTGTACTGCGTCCAGTTCGTCACGAGGATCGGCTCGTTCAATGGGCCGTCCGCGGCGAGGCCGACGAAGGCGGCAACCGCAGTGCCGACACCTTCGATCGGGCGCGCCGCAGCCTCAAGTTCTTCGACGTAGACGCCGGGCGATAGGTAGTTCGGCATCGCGGTTCCTTTCGGTCCTGTTGCTCAGGGGATTGAGTTCGGTGGTTCTAAGTCAGAACATGGGCGGCGAGCACCCAGTGAGGCATCGAGGGTTTGCGCGGAAGCTCGATCTATCCAAACCCAAGATCGGTGCTTCGGTCAGTAGCCTTCGTCAATGTATTCCGGCGTGCCGTCGAGTTCGTCGACCATCTCGACCTCTGACTCATCCTCAGAAGACTCGTCTTCGTCGAAGTTCACGTCAGGTTCGGAGTCGGAATCTTTCGCATCCTCGCTGCCCAATAGGTCGCCGAGGTCGTCGAGCAGGCCGCCACCGCCACCGGAAGGGTCTTCAGTCTCCGTCGGATCGTCGTTGCCTAATAGGTCGCCAAGGTCGTCGAGCAGGCCGCCACCTTCGCCGCCGGGCGGCTCGGTTGGGAAGTCGTCGCCATCGCCGAGTAGGTCTCCTCCGTCGAGGAGGCCACCCTGTTCCTGTCCAAAGTCGGGTTCGCTCATCTCATGCTCCGTTTGTTCTGAGAGTTCTTAGAAGATGTCTTCGACGGCGTCGGTCACGGTGTCCCACGCATCGCTGGCTGCTTCGCCGACTGATTCGGCGGCGCTACTGACGCCGTCCCATGCCGCTTCTGCGCCTGCACTCACGCCGTCCCATACTGCTTCGGCTGCGTCGCCGATCGCCTCGCCGGTGGCTTGGACGCCGTCCCAGACGGCCTCCGCGCCGTCAGTGACGCCATCCCACACGGCCTCCGCGCCGTCAGTGACGCCATCCCACACGGCTTCGGCTGTGTCGGTCACGCCGTCCCACACAGCCTCAGCGGTATCGGTAACCGTATCCGCCACAGTGGAGGCCACATCAGTCACGGTGTCCCAGACACCGCCGGCGGCTTCTTCGATTGCTTCGCCGGCGCCACCCAGGTCCGGCGTCGGGTTGCCGAACGGATCGATTCCCTCGTCGCCCAATGCTTCGGTCATCTTGATCTCCTAGATAAGTCTGTGCTGGTACGACCGCTCGACGGAGCCGTCTGCTGCCTCTTGGGAGGTCCCCGTCGAGCTCATGCCAGACGGGAACCTCCTTAGCCATGTGGTTAGAAGAGGTCTTCGACGTAGTCCACCGCGTCGCTTGCGGCGTCGGAGACTGTGTCGTAGGCGCTTGAGGCGGCGTCGGAGGCGGCGTTGTAGATGGTCTCGCCGGCTCCTTCGGCCATCTCGCCGACACCGGCGAGGTAGTCGCCGTTGTCGAAGTCCACAGCCGAGGCGTGGGCATGCTCGTCGCCGACGAGACCGAACATGGCGTCACCAACGGCGTTGCCGGCCGTCTCCGTTGCCTCGTGCAGTGCTTCGTGCGCACTGGGCAGGCCTGTCTCGTCAGCGATGGCATCCCAGCCCATCTCCGCTACTTCGGAGATACCGCCGGTGGCCACACCGATGGCGGCTTCGGACATGCTCAACGAGCTGTCTGCTGCGCCATCCCAGTCGCCAGTGGCGCCGTTGTAGATCGCTTCACCGGCGTTGACCGCGGTTTCAGCGACACCCGCGATGTCTTCGGCAACTTCACCGAGGAATTCACTCATCGTGCTCATCTCCCTTGAGGGACGTTGCCCGGCCGGACCATCCGGCGCTGGGCTAATACCTATTGCTTGTTGTTGTGCCGTCCCGTGAGGGGCTGTTACTTCGCCCCGTCAGGTGCGGGTGGTGCTGTGTCTGTGTCCGCTGCCGCGGACTGGGCCTTTGTAGTAGGTGGTGCGTCCGTCGCCGCGGGAGCCGCTTTAGGTGGAGCGGCTTTCGTGGGCTTGGGCGCACCTTTGGGTGAGTCCTTAGGAGAGGCTCCGGGCGTGT